CAAGGTTACCGACAGTTGCTTGTGCCGCAGCAAGTCTGGTCTGGATGTCTCCCGTTCCCCAGAGGAGAGAGGCTACATTCACCATTCCATTGACGCTCTGTGATGTCACCGCCGTCGCGTTCACCGTGTTTGGCGTGGTGCCACCGATAGAGCCGGGAGAGGCGGGGTTGAAAGAGCCGCCCGCACGGATAGCCCACCCGTCCGACCCGCAGGTGTAGTAGGTATTGGGTGATGCAGAAAGGTTCTGGTACGGCTGGCCATAATTGAGCGCACTGCAGCGTATCCCCGGAGCCCCGGAGCCCGTAAGAAGGGGCCAAGACACTTGCGTGATAGGGTTAATTACCTGGGCCCAGAGAAAATTACTACATATACAGAATATAAGGATTGTCAGTGGCAGCCAGAGCCGTCGCAACATAGATCACTCCTGAAGTTAGCGTATAGTCAGTACCTGGGCGCTGAAACAGCCCGTTGACGAAGAATCCAAGCACTAGGCCGGGAGTGTGGGAGGGAGTAAACGCAGAGCCTGGTAAGCTACCTGCAGGCACCTCAGCTACAAACGCTGCTGCCAGCAAGGCAGCTATGTTGGCAACTGTCAGGTTCGTAACAGCCAGGGCAGGTACTGCAGCCTGCCCCCCGAAAATAAGGTCCAACAAGTTCCAGTTGTAGTTGGTTGGCACCTGCCAGTTACTCTGGTTCAGAGCCGGAATCTGCAGACCAATGTTCGGGGTACTGGTTTCACTTGGCATTTGGTCACCTACCTATCGCAAGCCAGTATTGTGGCCGCCCGTTTGTATTTAGCCGCAGCCCACTCAGAGTTGGGCTGCCTGTAACGATATTGCAAGAGCCGTTTACTGCTGCCAGGACTATGCCCGGTAGGGTAGTATAAGTCAGTGGGAAGTTGATGGTGGATGTGGGGTAGCCATCTACACAGCCCCATTGCAGCTTCCACCCGCCTAGCCAGCTGGGCACCTGTATGTAGCATGAATTTCCAACCGTGCAGTCTGTAATAGATACTGCGAAGCCCAGGCCACACCAGGCCGTAGTGGCCACGTTGGTACTGTTGTCGGAGGATGCCATGGTTGGGGCTTGCAGAGAGCTGAACGTACCTGCTGCTGGGGAGCCCTGCCCGATGGGGGTGTTGTTTATCCCGCTGGAGGAAAGCACAGGCCGCGCCGTCCACACAGTGCCGTCCACCCGTACTTTGAAGCTCATTACACTTACAGAATTAGCAGTGGAGTCAGGCTGGAGGGCATCCTCAAAGTTAGCTGGCCAGGTGATCGTGCGGCCTCCGGCATAATCCTGGATAAGCACCAGGGTCAGCTCATCCCCCACCTGGGCTCCTGAAATGGTGAAGGTGGTGTTGCCTGTGAGCGTAACCTGCCAGCCCAGGGACTTCGTGGCGTTCAGGTTGAGTGCACTAGCATATGCCAGATTTACCAGCCCGCCCCGCACATCCGCCGTGGTCAGTACGTTCGTCAGCTGGGCCACTAGAGTAGCCAGTACGGAGTCCGAAACTGTAAACCCCTTATTGGCCATCATCTGGCCAAAGGCTGCAATGAACGTACTCCACTGGTAGAATGCTTTGTTGGCAAGCTCAGATGCGAAGAGACTATCCAGGGGGGCTCCGTCTGCACGGGTAGAGTCCCCGGCGTAGGCCGCATCATTCTGCTGGTTTATCTGCGAGGGATTGAACTGCAAAAAGTTACTAGACATTAGCTCCACCTTCCAGTATCAAAACCAGCTACGTAAGCGTTGTTAAGATCGAAACCAAACGCAGGTAAGTGTGTGAATACATAATCGTACAGCACACCTTCGGGGCGGGGTATGATCATCCCATAGGTAATTAAATCCTGCAGAATAGAGGTGAAGCTGCCCGCTAGGAATATCTCTGCCGTCATGTTCTGCTGATCTGCAATGGTGATCTTACCACCGGGAAATAACCGCTGCCACAAAGTGTACAGGCTGTCAATTGTTCCGTCCCACTTATTCTGGCCTATCTTAGCCTTGATGTAAATGCGGTAAGTAGCATCGTCTAATACTGGACTGACTGAGTTACTGGGCTGGAAGGGCACTGTCCTACTTGCCCCAGCGCTCTCTCCCAACCTATCCAGCTGAACCCCTACTGCAGTGTCCAGGTCGAACGCCGTCTGCATCTGTACTAGGCACTGGCTAACGTCATCGAACTTTTTCAACAGCACGTACAGCATTTTATTCAGCTTGGGTGAGTTGGCATACTGAGAAGCCAACAACCCAAGATAATAACCTATGGGCAACACTTCAATTGGTGAGCCCCCGTAACCGACCTGTCCGTAGCCTCCTGCACCGTAGTAGCTCATACAGAAGTCACCACTACGTTCAGGGCAGCTCCGTAAGCCGCTGCATAGAAGGGTAGCACCAGGTCACTGGTGCCCATACTGAAAAAGGATGCTGCTACCCCAGTGGCTGATACGGTAGCGTTGGCTGACAGGGTTATCGTGGTGCCTGTGATGTTGGAAATTGTAGCACCCGTGGGTATTCCAGCGGCGATGATCGTATTGCCTATTACCAACCCAGCGTTCGAGGCTACTACGATATTAGCAGAACCAAGGGTGGTGGCACAGGTAGTCGCCGCCGTAAGCACGCCGGAAGTAAGAGCCCAGATAGAAAAAGTTGGCTGGTCTGGGTTGCTCCGAGCAGTCAGAGCAGCGCCGTACAGCTCCGAATACACCACAGACTCCCCGATGGCTAAGCTTTTAAGGTAGCTTACTAGGTACGATTGAATTGCTACCAGGGTGGCGCTGGTAAAACCCGCCAGACCATGAACACTGATCAGAATACCCACGGGCATACTGCTGGGGCGGTAAAAGCTGATTGTGCACTGATACCCTGTCACCGGGTCCGTAACCAGTACAGACGTAGTACCGTTGGTGAAGCAGCCAATTGTCTTCTTGGAGTAGATTGTATTGGCTACGGCTAAGTCTGTACCACCCTCTACTACCATAGTAATCGAATGCTGTGGGTTGCCCCAGCTGTCCGTTGCTGCTGTTGGGTTCTCGATGGAACTTCCCGGCCCGCCCGGTGTGGGGTAGCCTGGAGCAGTGCGGGTTACGCCGGGGGTGGCCAGGATAGCTGCCACTGTGGCCGCAACTGGCGTCCGGGCTGGCAACGCGACGGAGATAGACTGCCGGGCACGCAGTTGGGAATCCTGTTCTACAGCCTCCCCAGGAGTGGCAGCAGCGGCGTTCGTTACCGTCAACCATCCGCTTGCGGGGGTGGCAATGATATTAACTGTGCCGGGCTCTGCCGTGACGTTACCGGGCGTGGTGCAGGTAGCTGTAACATAATTAGGCCCGCTGGAAAAAGTGTAGGGGCTGGGCAGGCTCCAGAGGTTGCCCGAAGTATCCTGGGCAGCGCCGTTCGTGATCGTAGCTCCTGCTGTACCTGTAAGAGTAAGTACAACGCTGCTATAGGTGAAGCCGGCGCGGTCTAACCCGTTCATTTTCACGGAGCGGTCCAGCCCAGTGCCCACAGCAGTCTGCGGAGAAAGCTGGTTGTAAACGAACTGCAGAGCCGCGTGGCAGTCCGCCTGTTTCAAGGACAGGATAGACAGCATTTCATAAATAGCGGAGTCTTCCCCCACATACTGATTCTGCCCATAGGGGTTCAAAAAAGCCGCCTGTATATTATCGGCTAGAATGGCCTGGTAGGAGGATACTGTAAGCCCTGCCGCTGTAATCGTGGGTGGGGTGTAAGCTGGTACAGACATTAGACGCTCGCAGACTGGCCAGAAGTTGTCGAGGCCGTAACTACTCCGAAATAAGTTTGAGCCTTGGCGGAGAAGGTGTACACACCGTTGGTAAATTTTACAGATACATCGAGCACACCAGTAACGTAAGGGGTGCCGGCAACACGCTGGGTAATGGCCAGCTTAATAGCATCTAGGTTGGTGGAAGAGCCCAGGGCACCGAGCATGCTCTGCGTAACCGGGAGCCCCTGCCTCAGGTCTTCCCACCACTCCCCCATAAACAGCTTTAACCGGGTCTGGATAGCCTGTGCAACGGCTGGACCGCCTGTGAGGGAGCTACTGGCTGTAAAGATCGGGTCATAATCAGGGTCCAGTTGAAGGTATGCAAAAACGGCCACAGTTACACCACCTTCCCAGTAACTCCGCTGCCAGTCTGTACCCCAGAGTGAGTATGGTTCAGAAACACCCGCCCGTCGATTGTGGTGGCTGTGCCGAGGATGACGCTGGAGCCTGTTACAGTTACCTGCGTTGCTGTTACGGTGATCCCCGAGGCAGCTACGTCGATCACCTGGGCTCCGTCATCCGAGCGCACTTGCAGGGATTCCGTTGAGTAGTTACTCAGCACTTTTGGCTGGCTGCCCATACCTGGATAGAATCCACAGTCATGTACGTGGTGCCGCCGTACCTCCAGCTGGTTCTGCAGCCCACCCCGCGTCCACCACAGATCGAAGCACGTGTCACAGAATATCAGTTGCCCCTCGTCACCATCTTTCAACGGCAGAGTTACGCAGTACCCACCCCCACGAGGGAGACAGACGGGCACGTTGGTAATCGGGGGAATAGCAACCCACTTCGGCCCTGCGTTCGTCCGTACCCGCTCCCGCTGGGCAATCTGCACAGTGACTGTCTGGTGAGCTGCATCCATATCCCCCACGAGGTAAGCTGTGCTAGAAACCCGCAGGTCTGCCAGCTCCTGGCGGATAAGCTGGCGCCATTGTGCCGGTTCTGCCCGGTTGACCTGGGAGGGGGTGAGTAGGTTAAGAGGATTGGGGGGAGGAGTTGTGGACATGGTTACTCCGTAATCATTTTACGATATAATTCTTTAAGGAGGATCGAATATGAGCGTAATTCCTACATGCCACAATTGTAAGAAAGACATGTCTGATTGGAAAACAGTAATATGGGTTTCTCTTACTGGAGTGGTAGCATGCAGCAAACAATGCATAGATGAACTAGTGAGGAAAAACCCACAGGATTTTAGCCCTATT